CGGCCAGGCAAATGGAACTGTAGGGCCTGTCGCCGCGAGCGCCGTGCCAGAGCGAGACTTTCAGAACGCGGTACTTGAACTGGCCCAGTTGCTCCATTGGAGAGTGTACCACGTCCCCGACAGCCGCAAGTGTCCGCGCGGTTTCCCGGACTTAGTGCTCTGTAAGCCGCCGGTTGTGCTCTTCGTCGAGTGCAAGACGGACAAGGGCGAGCTTCGCCCAGAGCAGCGGGAATGGCTGGAGGCGCTATTCCGGTGCGACGGGGTACAGGCGCGAGTGTGGCGGCCATCGAACTGGGACGAGATCGTCGAGACGCTAGGAGCGAGCGAATGAGCGCACGTCCGCGAGTGGTGGACACGGGCCACATGGTGAGCGTCCTGCACCGCGTGTTTGAGGCGCAGATGCCCGACGGGGAGACGGAGGACGTGTTGGTACCTGAGTGCGGGACGACCGGCGAGCTGTACACCGAGGCGAAACGACTGGCGCGCCGTCGTTGGCAGGAGCGACAGCAGCAACAGATCACCGGGGCAACAACGGGGTAGGCAGATCACCGGGTGGAACGATCTGAGGGCATGGAGGAGCGGTTGACACTGACGCGCGCGATCACGCTGCTGAGTTGGCATTTTCTCCACGGCGAGGCGCTCACGACGATGGAGGTGGCGCGGATGACCGGCCGCTCTCGGAGCGGCGCCTACCGGCTGCTGTGCGAGATGAGTGGGGCGATGCCGTTAGTCCAGGATGATGAGTGTCGGTGGCAACTCGAGTCCATGTTGGAGCCAAGATGATCTGAGGGGTGTGCGTGTGGCGCAACCACCATCGTGTAGTGTCAGGGTCGAGCCTAGTGCTCGGCCTTTTCGTTGGCCGCCGAACTGACGTGCCGGGCGAGCCCGGTCGGTGGATGGTGGGAGCCTCGCCTTTGGCGTCTGGAGGGACGATGGAGCTGGTGCTGATTGGATTGCCGGCCGCCGCCGTCGTGGCGGCTCTAGTGGAGGTCATCAAGCGCACCGCCAACCTGGACACGCGTTGGGCGCCGCTGGTGGCTATTGCGTTCGGTGTGCTCCTGGCGTGCATGGCGCGGCTGGACGATCCCTCCATCGGCACGTGGTTCCAGACGGCGATGATGGGGATCATGGCGGGGCTTTCAGCTTCCGGTCTGTACAGCGGCCAGAAGAGCCTTAGGGGGCTATAGCGCATGACTGTCGATCCCGCCACCGTTGTTGCCGTCATCACCGCCCTGGCGGGACTGACCGTCGCCCTCGCCACACGTCGTCGGACGGACGCCGAGATCACCAAGGTCTCAACCGAGACCGCGCTGAACCTGATCAAACCGCTCAAGGAGCAGATAGCGGAGCTCCAAGGAGAAGTGGCGGCCCTGCGTACCAGGGTCGCCGAGTTTCGGCGCGGGGTGCGGATTCTCTGTGGACAGGTGCGCCAGCTAGGGGCGGAGCCGTTGTGGGAGCCGCCGATGGACGGGGGAGACGATGACTGAGCAGCCGAAGCGGCCGGACCTGTTTGAGGCGCTGAGGAGTATCGCCCGCCTGTTCGGCGCGGCGATTGCCGTGCTGTACGTGCCCCGAGGGGGCCGTAAGTAGTGAACTTCTCCGAGTCTGCCACTTCGCCGCGCAAGGTAAGCCGGGCCGTGAATCAGGAAGCGGCCCTGCGGCTGCGCATCGATGGGCGCTCGTTCACTGAGATTGCGCAGGTGCTTGGGTACAAGGCCTCGAGCACGCCGTTTCGATTGGTGACAGGCGCGCTCGATGAGCTGGCGGCGAAGAAGACTGAGAGCGCGACGCAACTGCGGACTCTGGAGACGGAGCGCTGCATCGGCATTATTCGGGACGCGGACACGGTGCTGCGAGATCCCGAGACGAAGCCCGCCGACAAGTTGCGGGCACTAGAGGTGAAGCTGAAGGCGAGCGAGAGTCTCCGCAAGTTGTGGGGGTTGGACGCGCCGGCGGCCCTCGACCTAACCAGTGGTGGGGCAGCGCTCCCGAGCATGCCGGAACTGATTGCGGCGTTGCGGGCAGCGGATCAGGTGGGACTTGACCACAACACAGATCACAGCTGAGGCGGCGAAGTGCCTGAAGCGGCCGGCGTATTTCGTCGACCGGTACTGTCGCATCTATGACGCGACAGCGGGTGACTGGATACGCTTCCAGTTGTGGCCGGCACAGCAGCACGCCATTGATGTGATGAGTGCGGAGCGATTGGTTGTGGCGCTCAAGGCGCGGCAGATTGGGTTTACCTGGTTGGCGTTGGGATTCGCGCTGCATGAGATGATCTTCCGGCCCGCGGCGACGGTGCTGCTGTTCTCTCGGCGTGATGAGGAGGCGATTCACCTGCTCGACGACCGGCTCAAGGGAATGTTCGAACATCTGCCCGAGTGGCTGCGCAACGGGATGGCCGTGGTGGAGAGCAACGCCCATGAGTTCCAGTTGAGCAATGGCAGCGTCGCGCGGGCATTCCCGACCACTGCCGGCGACTCGTACACCGCCAGTCTGGCCATTGTCGACGAAGCCGACCTGGTGCCGAACCTCAACAGCCTGATGCGGGCGGTGAAGCCCACCATCGACGCCGGTGGGCGGATGATATTGCTGAGCCGCGCCGACAAGAGCCGACCACAGAGCGAGTTCAAGGCCATCTACCGGGCGGCTCGTGAAGGGCGCAACGGTTGGGCGGCGCTGTTTTTGCCCTGGATGGCGCGGCCTGATCGGGACGAAGCGTGGTATGAGCAGCAGCGCCGCGACGTGGTAGCGCGCACCGGAAGTGAGGATGACCTCCACGAGCAGTACCCGGCCACAGACACGGAAGCACTCGCGCCGCGATCGTTGGACAAGCGCCTCGCACCTGTGTGGCTAGAGCAATGCTACGTAGAAGCGCTAGGGGCAGACGTGCAGGATTCGCCCGCAATTCCTGGGCTGCGGGTGTACGAAGGGCCGCGATTGGGGAAGCGCTATGTGATTGGCGTTGACCCGGCGGAGGGCAACCCAACATCTGACGACTCCGCGCTGACGGTGCTGGAGGCCGACCTCGGCGAGGAAGTGGCCATGCTCAGCGGCAAGCTCCAACCCGCCACGATCGCCGCCCACGCGGACGCCATCGGCACCTGGTACAACCGCGCCGGTGTGATGGTGGAGCGGAACAATCATGGCCATGCGGTGCTGTTGTGGCTGCGAGACAACTCCCGGCTGGTGCGCCTGGCCGGCCACGACGGAAACGAGGGCTGGCACAGCACCACGAAGGGCAAGGCGTTGTTGTATGACACCGCAGCCGACGCCTTCCGCGAGGGGGAGACGTTCCTGCACAGTTTCGAGACGTTCGTGCAGCTGGCGAGCATCGAGGGATCGACACTGAGAGCACCCGAGGGCGAGATGGATGACAGGGCGGATTCCTATGCGTTGGCGCTGGCCGGGGTGAAAGCGGCGGCCGGGTACCGGGGCAAGCTCCCGGCTCAGACGCGGCGTCCGGTGCTCGCGGGTCTGCGCACGAGGGCGTTCTGATGCGCTGGCCGTGGCAGCAGCCCAAACTGGCAGAGCCCGCTCCTCGCGTCTCCCGGCTGACCGAGATCGGGCGCATGGGCACGGCGTACTTCAACGGCATCATCGCCGACGAGTACAACAGCGACCTCCAGGGCCAGGCCGGACTTACGATGTACGACAAGATGCGACGGTCGGACGCTCAAGTCCAGGCTGTGCTATGGGTGTGCGAGCTGCCGATCCGGTCGGCGAGATGGGCAGTGGAGCCCGGCGGCGACGACGCCAAGAGCGTTGAGATCGCCCAGCAGGTCGAAGCGAACCTACTCGAAGAGATGAGCATCACCTGGGATGACTTCCTGCGGCACGCGCTGCTGATGCTGCCGTTCGGTTTCATGGTGTTCGAGAAGGTGTGGGAGCGGCGGGACGGGGGCCTGCGATACCGCAAGCTGGCGCCGCGCATGCCCGCCAGCATCGACAAGTGGGACATGGAAGCGGACGGCGGGCTCAAGGGCGTGCAGCAGCTGGTGTGGGCGGGCGGGCAGTACAGCCGTCCATATATCCCCGTCGAGAAGCTGCTGGTCTTCACCAACCGCAAGGAAGGGGCGAACTGGGCGGGCATGAGCTTGCTGCGGGCGGCCTACAAGCACTGGTACTACAAAGACAACTTCTACCGCATCGACGCCATCGCCAACGAGCGGCACGGCGTGGGGGTGCCCTACGTCAAGATGAGCGCCGAGGCGGCGGTGGAGGACTACGAGGAAGCGGCGGAGATCCTCCAGTCGTTGCACGCCCACGAGCGCAGCTACGTGGTGGGCAAGCACTGCTGGGAGGAGTTCACCATGGTGGGGGTGGATCGCCCCACGTCGGCGCTGATCTCCGTACTGAGCAGCATCGAGCATCACGACGTGATGATCGCCCGGTCGATACTCGCCCAGTTCATCAACCTGGGCAGCACCGAGACGGGCAGCTACGCGCTGAGTGAAGACCAGAGTAGCTTCTTCCTCATGGCGCTGCAAGCAGTGGCGAACCAGATCACGGATGTGATGAACACTTACGCCATCCGGCCGCTGGTGGACGTGAACTGGGGGCCGCAGGACGAGTATCCGCGACTGACCTACTCCAAGCTAGAGCAACGCGACCTGGCATCGTATGGGGACGCGATTCAGAAGCTGCTCAGTAGTGGGGCCATCGTCGTCGATGAGGGGCTGCGGGACACGATCCGCGATCTGTACGGGCTCCCCGAGGAACCGGACACAGTGGAGGTGGTGACGCCCGCGCCAGTTGTGCCTGAGCCACCGGTGCCCGATGCGAGTGAAGAAGCGGACGCCGACGAACAGCGCGAGGATGCTGAGGCGACACTCAGTGAGCCGCACAGTTGCGGACACACCCATGCCCTCAATGAGGAGCCGTTCTGGCGGCCGCTGCGAGCATCCGAGGATCGCGTGATGCTTGAAGAGGTAGACAGCGCGGTAGAGAGCGGGCGGGAGCAGTACGTTCGGGCGGCGCAGACGGTGGCCGCGCGGCAGATAGACCGCCTCCTCGAACTGGCCGTGCCGCTGGTGGAAGCGCGGGAACCGGATAAGCTCAACAACCTCACCGCACCGTACAAAGCGGAAATGGCAGACGTGCTCAATGGCGTGCTCGTGGGCCTGTACCGCCGCGGACATGAGAGCGTGATGTGGGAGCGGGCGCGACGCACCGGACGCCGCGACGAGAAGCGGGCGCTATTGGAGGAGCCGCTAGACGCGCAACCGTACCTCCGCGCCAAGAGCCGGGCGGCAGCGCAGCTGTACGCCCTACGGCTAGTGGCGGCGCTGGTGTGGGAAGCGCTGAACCAAATCAGAGCGGGCCGGGTCAACCCGGAGGCGCTACGGCAGGTGATGGGAGTGCTGAGCAGCCGCGAGCTGGTCATGTCGGCTCAGATCAGCGTAGGCGAAGCGGTCGGCCTCGGGCGGCGGGACGCGACGGAGAGTATCCGAGACGAAATCGACCGAGCTCAGTACAGCGCCATTCTCGATCGGCGGGTATGTGCCGTGTGCGCTGGTTTGGACGGGCTGGAAGTGACGCTCGATGACCCGCGCTATGAAGAGTACATGCCGCCGAACCCGCAGTGCTTAGGTGGCGATCGCTGCCGGTGTATGTGGATTCTGATCTTCAAGGGCGAGACGCCCGCGGTGGTGCAATGATGGACAGCTTCAGAGTATTCGCGCTCGCGGACGTTTCGCAGTCGTGGGCGCAGGTGCTGCGTACGGGCCGGTTCGCTCACACGGGCTATGGCGACTTCGAGGTAGCGCCGGAGCATCTGGCGAGCATGGCGCGCAACTTCAGCGAAGGCGTGCGACCGAAACCGCCCACGCGGCTGGTGGTGGACTACAACCACGGCGACCAGAGCGGGCGGGCAGCGGGATGGATAACGGCGCTGGAGGTGCGCAACGGTGACGAGTTGTGGGCTCAGGTGGAATGGACGGAAGAAGCGGCCACCGCCATTCGCCGCCGGGAGTATCAGTTCACTTCGGCTGAGTTCGCGTGGGCGTACCAGGATAAGGAAAGCGGCCTAGACCGCGGCCCGACGCTCCTGGCGATGGCCATCACGAATCGGCCGTTTGTGGAAGGGATGCAACCACTGGCTCTCTCCGAGCAGGTGAGCCAGGCACTGACGGATAGCCGACAGGATACGGCGGAGCCCACAGCGGCAAAGCCGACCACGAATATCGGGGGGAAGCCCCGGAAGGAGAGCGCGATGGAAGAGCAGATCAGAAAGCTGCTCAAGTTGGATGAGGATGCCGACGTGCTGGCAGCCGTCAAGATGTTGCGCGACACACAAGCGGTGACGCTCTCGGAGCGGGCCGATCTTACGGTCAAGCTGGGGGAGATCACCGCCGACCGGGACGCGCTGGTGCTGAAGTTGGGCGAAGCGCACCGCGACGCGTTGCTTGAACAGTTCGAGCAAGAAGGCAAGCTCACCCCGGCGATGCGCGAGGGCTGGGCCGCCGAAATGGCGCTCACCGAGCCGGAACGGTTCGCCAAGCTAATGGACACCCTGCCGGTGGTGGTCGACCTCACCGAGCGCGGGACGGACAACGGCGCGGCTACCGGCGACGTGCAACTCACGGAAGCGGAGCGGAGCCTCGGGCGGCAGTTGGGCCTCAGCGAAGCCGACCTGCTCAAGGCGAAGGGCCGCAGTTAGGCGCGGGTAGAGGAGATAGAACATGACTGCATTGGGTGCGGACAAGAGTGTAGAGCGGTACGAGGGGGACATGATCTCCCTCGTGGTGAAGGCGGCCACCACGATCTACAAGGGATCGCTGGTGACGTCGGACGCGGCCGGGTACGCAATCCCGGCGGCCAACACGGCGGGCACGTTCTTCATGGGCGTGGCAGCGGAGCAGAAGGGCGCGGGCGAGACCATCCGGGTCTACCGCCGCGGCATCTTCAACTTCGCGGCCGTGGGCATGGCGATCACGGACATCGGCTCTCGCGTTTACGTGGCGGACAGCGCCACCGTCACCACGACTGTCGGCAACGGCATTTACGTGGGCAAGATCATGGCGGTGGACAGCGCCACCAGTGTGTGGGTATCGCTGGAGTCGGGCGAGGCGCTGAGCGCGATTTACGTGCGCAGCATCCTGTCTATCCCGATAGAGCTGAGCAAGCTGGCCAACGGCGACATCGTGACGACCTACACGCCGGGGTTCGCGGGCACCATCGAGAAGGTCACCTTCGTTACCACCAACCCGGCCACCACGGGCGACAAGCTGGCGACGCTGAACCTGGAGATCGGCACGACCAATGTCACCGGCGGCGTGGTGAGCCTGACCTCGGCGACGGGCGGCAAGACGCTGACGCTGGGCGGGCTGACCGAAGGGACTGCCGTCTCGGCCAATAACGTGTTCGGCGCATCGGACACCATCAGTGTGGAAGCGGCCAGTGTGACCGCGTTCATTGAGGGCGCGGGCGTGCTGCTGATCGTCATCAAGTGCACCGCGGCTGCTGCGTAGGCTGACAGCCCGATAGTCTAAGTCTGGAGGCCAACAATGGCTGTGGTAACGAGTGATTTCCTGAGTGCGATGTACACCAACCTGAAGGCGGTGTACCTGCAGACCTTCGAAGCGGCACAGAACGCCGATCCCTGGCAGCGCCTGGTGATGGAGGTGCCTAGCTCCACCCTCACCGAGACGTATGAGTGGCTGGGCAGCGTGCCCAAGATGGCGGAATGGGTAGACGAGCGGCTCCTGGGCGACCTGTCCGAGGAGACTTTCAGCCTCACCAACAAGCACTACGAGGCCACCGTGGCGGTGGATCGGAACGCGCTGGACGACAACCGGCTGGGGATGATCCTGCCGCGCGTCCGCCAGTTGGCGATGGAGGCGGCCCGGTATCCGCGCGAGCTGGTGATGGCCAAGATCGTGGCCGGCACGACCGACACCGGTTACGACGGCAAGGCGCTGTTCGCCGACGACCACGCGGGCGGGGACAACCTGCTGGGTGGCACGGGCGTAACGGTGGCCACGATACAGGCCGACCTAGGCACAACCTTCGGGGCGATGCGCGAGTTCCAGGACGATCACGGTCGCCCGATGAACATCACTCCCGATCTGGTGGTGGTGCCGGCGGAGTTGGAGTTCCCGATGCGGACGGCGCTCAAGGCGGCTCTGACCGGCGGCGGGGATACCAACGTCTACCAGGGCATCTGCGACATCATGGTCGCCCCCGAGCTGACGGATGCCACCGACTGGTATGCCTTCAGCACCAAGGGCGCGATGAAGGCGCTGATCTACCAGAACCGCAAGGCGCCGGAGTTCGTGGCGCTGGACGCCGCCGATGACTACGCCAACTTCATGCGCCGGGAGCTGCTCTACGGAGTGGACGCCCGCTGCGCGGTGGGCGTGGGCATCTGGCACTACGCCGCCAAGGTTGTGAACGGCTAGTTTGAGCGGAGAGTAGCGATGGCATACGCGACCCTAGAGGGAGTGCAAGAGCAGGACCCGCGGGCGGTCTACAACAACACCAGCAAGCCAACGGAGGCGCAGGTGCTGGTGCTGTTGGAGGACATCGCCGGGGAGATCGACACGGTGCTCGCGGGGGCGGGCTACACCGTTCCGATCACCACGCCCGCAGCCTTGCTCAGTGCCGTGACGCGCCTGAACGCGTTGGGCGCGGCGGCGATGGCTCACATGGGCATGTTCCCCGAGAGCGTGGGAGCGGGCCAGACTTCCGATCTAGGGTCGCGGTTGTGGCGGATGTACACCGATGGGCTGGAACGGCTGGTAGAAGCGGGCGCGGCGGGCGCGTCCGGCAAAACGGGCACGGCAGTGAGCGCCCGCGGCTACCAGAAAGACCACCCGGCGGACGTGGCTGCGCAGACGTCGCTGTTCCCGCGGGCGCGGGTGTTCTAGGCGATGTTTGTTCTCAAGTTCAGCATTGTCGGGAAAGAAGAAGTGCTACGCGGGTTTGACCGGTGGACGGAAGGGCTGAGCGACTTCAGCCCGGCACTGGAGGACATTGCCGATGACTTCCTGGAGCTGGAGAAGACGCAGTTTGCTGGCCAGGGCAAGAGCGGCAGTGGCGGGTGGAAGGCGCTATCGCCGGACTACGGAGCGTGGAAGGCGGTCAACTATCCCGGCGCTAAGATTCTGGAGCGCGACGGCTGGCTGCGAGACTCACTGACAGTGAAGGACGCGCCGTTCCAAGTGCGAGAGATCACGGCGACACAAGCAGTGATGGGCAGCAACCTCAAGTATGCGATGTACCATCAAACCGGCACGCGCAAGATGCCGGCCAGGCCGCCGATCCAACTGTCCGAGAGTGACAAGACACGCTGGGGGAAGCTCGTGCATGAGTGGCTGTTCGCAACGGCCAAGAGTCTCTACTGATGCTGTACCAGGCGCACGTCGACGTGATGGCATACGTACAGGCGAACCTCCCGGCACAGTGCACGGCGCTCGCGCTACCGGTCCCGGCTGAGTACCACGCCGGGCTCCCGGTACCCACCATGATCCAGCAGTACCCGGCGTGCGTGGTGGACGTGGACAGCGGCGGCATCGGCGGGACGCAGAGCACTGAGATCGAGCACAGCATCTTTGTGGCGGTAGTCGACCGAGACGCCGAACTGGACACGCTCAACTTGCGGCTCATGCAGTACGTGGACGCGATCCTGGCGACGCTCGACGGCAAGCGGTTCAGCACGGTGATCCGGTGCGCGGCGACAAAGCACGACAGCTCGAACCTGTTCACGACGGGCGACTCACGGGCCGTCCGCATGCGTTGGGTGGAGTTCTCGGTACGGACGATCAACTAGGCGCGATAGGGCGCTCTCTGAGGTGAGGCAATGGCAATCAGCTACACGGTGAACCCGACATATGTGATTGAGGGCGCGGCCGAGGTGCTCGTGGGGGCATATGGCGCCGCTCAGGGGGCGTGCACCTCCATCGGCTCCACCGACGGCGGGGTGATGCTCGCGGTGAGTAACGAGTATCACGACGTGGAAGTCGATCAGAGCAAGGTGCCCATCGACACCAAGCTCGACAAGCGCACGGCGAAGCTCAGCTGTGACATGGCCGAGAGCACGCTGGCCAACCTGGCGCTGGCGATGGCCCTGCCCACCACGGCGTTGAACGGTGCCGTAGTGAGCGTGGGCCTGCAGGAGCCGGAGAACAAGACCATCTTCATCCAGGGCCCGGCCCCGGACGGCAAGGTGCGCACCATCCACGTGTTCAAGGCCAAGGTGACCGGCTCTCCGGAGATGGCCTACCGCAAGGATGAGAAGGTGATAGTGCCGCTGGAGATCACGGCCATCCCCGACTTCACCCAGAGCACCGGCCAGGAGCTAATGACCGTCACCGACGCGGCTGACGACACTACGGCCCCCACGGTCAGTAGCAGTGATCCGGCCGATGCCGACGCCGCGCATCCGAAGGCGGACCCGATTGTGTGGACGATGTCCAAGAGCATGGACGCGAGTAGCGTCAATCTACACAACGTCTATGTCATCAAGGCGACGGACGGCACGGTGGTGGCGGGCACGGTGGCTTACACCGAAGCGGACAAGAAGATCACCTTCACACCCAGCGCGGCTCTATCCGCCACTACCGCTCATATCGCGGTGCTCACTACCGCTGTCCGCGACCTGGCGTACAACCGACTGGCGGCCGCGAGCGTCATCAACTTCACCACTACTGCTTAGTAGGAGACGCGTGTGACGGAAACAGTGTGGGGGCCGCCACCGGCTGAGGAGCTGGAGTTGCCGACGGGGAGGGTGTGCCAAGTGCGGCGGCCCTCTCTGTCGGTGATGGCGGCGACGGGGCAGATACCGAACCCGGTGTTGGCCACCATTCTCAAGGCGGCCTCGCAAGCGCCGGGGAAAGGCGAGCAGGCGGTCATGACGCGGGTGCTAGAGGACAGCCCGTCGGACTACTTCGCGTATCAGCTGCACATGATCAAAGCGGCCCTAGTGGAGCCGAAGGTGTACCTGCCGGGAGAGACGCCGCCGAAGGGTGGCGTCCCGGTGGGCAACCTCACCGAGAGCGAGATCCAGGCCATCATGCGCTGGATCCAGCAGGAGGAGAAGCCCCAGCGGCTGGACAAGTTTCGCGGCAAGCGAGCGCGGGATGGTGCTGGAACGGATGGCAGCGCGGTACGGGACGAGGCCGAGTGAGTTCCTCGGGCTGGACGGGTGGTCGGCGTATTGCCTTGATGAGGCGCTGTTCTACCGGCACATGCAGCAGGAAGTAGAGCAGGCAAAGAGGAGAACCCGTGGCTCTCGGCCTTGAACAGGCACTAAAGATCGTCGTCAGCGCGGTGGATAACGCGTCTGGCACGCTGAGTAACATTCGGGGCGCCGTGCAGGGGCTGGCCAGCGACGCGGCCACCACGGCGCAGACGTTGGACACCATCGGCAGCGGGCTACAGCAGACGGGCCGCAGCATGACTCGGTATGTCACTGCTCCGATTGTGGGCGGGCTGGTGCTGTCTACCAAGGCCGCCGCGGACTTCGAGGAGCGACTGACAATCCTAAGGGTGGCACTTGGGGACAGTGCCGAAGACACCGAGTTCCTCGGAGAAGCCGCGAAGCAGATGGGTGAGGACACTCAACTGCCCGGTGTGTTCGGGGCAATGGACGCCCTGGACGCCATGACCGACATAACCAAGGCCGGTTTCGACATGCAGGCGATGGCCGGAGACTTGACCGGCTACATGGCGGGCACCGCTGAGCTGGGCGGCATTTTGCAGGCGGGCATTCTGTTGTCAGCGGCAAGCGACCTCACGCTGGCGGAAGCCACTAACACGCTCATCACCACGCTCCACACCTATGGGCTGGAAGCCTCCGACGCTCTGGACGTGGCCAACAGTTACGTGCAGGCAGCGGACGCGTCCGCCGTTTCGGTGCGCGACCTCACCGGCTCCATCGCCGCCGCCGGGCCGTCGCTCGACTTCTACAACATGAGCCTAGACGACACGCTCACGGCACTGGCCATCATGGGCGACCGCAACATCAAAGGCGCTGAGGCGGGCACCAACCTGCGCAGTATGCAGAACGGCATGCACCGAGACACAAAGCGGGTCAGGGATGCACTCGAAGAGCTCAACGTCACGCTGTATGACACCGAGGGCGCGTTCCGGTCGCCGATTGAGATCATCGACGATGTGAACAAGGCTATGGAGTCGCTCACTGACCGAGAGCTGGCCACCAGCGTCAAGGACCTGTTCGGCAACTATGGCCAGTTGTCGGGCATCACCCTCGGCAAGGCTGGCGTCGAGGGCTGGGACGAGATGAACGGCAAGATCGCCAAGGCGGCCACGGTGCAAGAGGTGGCGGAGGCGCGGTCGGGGACGTTCGCGGCGGAACTGGGACGGCTGCAAGACACCATCGAGACGTTCATGATCAACGCCGGGACGCCGTTCATTGAGGACTTCCTGCGACCGGCGGTGGAGTGGTTGCAGGGGTTTGTCGAGAAGCTGAACGACCTGAACCCGGCCACGATGGATTGGCTGATTCGGTTGTCGCTGATTGGTGCGGTGGTAGGCCCGGCCCTGATTGCTTTGGGCACCTTGGCGCGCAGTATCGCGAGCCTAATCACGCTCTACCAGCTGTTGGCCGGGGCACAGTCGCTGGTCGGAGGCGCTGGTGCTGCTGCGGGAGCCGGTGGGGCTGCCGCGGGGGCCGGTGGGGCAGCAGCGGCGCTGGGAGTAGGCGGCACAGCATTGACGGCATTGCCGGCGTTGAGTGCCGTGCCAGTGGTTGGGGCGGCGGTCTACGCCACGGCCAAGCCGGCGGAGACAGAGCGCGGGCTAGTGGCCTTCCAGGACTGGCTCCGCGGGCTGGTGGGGCTGGACTCGCTACACCCCGGTGTGGCGGCGGGCACAGCCGAAGCGCCGGCCACCATCGAACCCGGCTACTCGGTGGGTGAGGGCTATCAGTTAGTAGAGCCGCCGACGCCCGCCGCTCCGGTGACTGACTACGGCGCCGCCTATGCTGCGTCGATGGCTGAGTTCGAGGTGGTGATAGCGAACGTCCAGACTGCTAAGGACACCGCCGTCGAGCCGCCCGGAGAGGAAGAACTGGGTAAGTGGACAGAGTGGGCGTCCGGCCTAACGGCCGTCTACACCGACGAGGCGGGCCTATCGGCGGTGGCGTACACCACGTCGTTCGATGCCGGGATGGGCGAGCAGAGCGACGCGTTGCAGGCCACGGGAGTGACCGCCGGAGGGCACGTCAAGGCGGGAATGCTGGCCGCGGCTGAGGATGCGGGTAGCCAGTTTGTGGTGAGCATTGCCCGGCAGATTGCGCCGGAGATCGTGCCGTATGTCCTGGCGGCCATCGCCGCTAGAGCGGCTACGGAGGCACCGGTCGGATGAGCGTAACCATTGGGGCCACCAGCGGGCTTGCCGACCCGAGCAACCAGGGCGCGGAGTACCAGCTGGATGAGATCTCCGAAGTGTTGGACATGGCCAACGGCTCGGGCCGCAAGCACGTGCTCAAGACCCGCCGGGTGTGGAACTACACCTGGGAGCGGTACGCCACGCAAGGCACGGCACTCAAGGCCGCCATTGAGACCGCCATTGCCGCGGGCAGCTTCACCTTCAAGCCCTGGGACACGGGTACTACCTACACAGTGGAGCTAGTGTCGGGCTCGTTTCGCTGCAAGACCAAGCCGCTGGCCAACGACGTCAAGCACACCATCAGCGCCACGTTCCGGGAGCTGTAGATGCTAGCTGATCCCGGCCACATCGCCGCTAACGCCGCGGCGGTCAGCGCCAAGCCGTGCTACAAAGTGGAAGTCCAGTGGGACGGCGCGAACTGGACGGCGGAGACCGCCAACACACTGCTGGGTGGCTCCTGCCAGGCACAGATTGTTGACCCGTTCGAGGGGTTGTCCAGCATGGGGGGCGCGCCCATTGGCAGCGCCAACATCGTGGTCGACAACTATGATGGCCGTTTCAGTGAGGGACGGGCGGGCTCGCAGGCCGCCACCTACCCGCTCTACGGCAAGGGCATCCGCATCAGCGCCGGTTACTACCACGGCGCGACAGCGGAATACGTCGGCACATTCACGGGGCGCATCGCAGAAGTGGTGGAAGCGGAGCGCAGTGTGAAGGCCAAGATCACCGGCCACGACCTCGGCTTCATTCCCATGCAGCAGAAATACAGCACGATGATGTACGCGGATGTCCCGATCAGCGCCTGGATCAGCACGCTGGCCACGCTCGCGGGGGTGGCATCTACCGACCTAGAGCAGTCGCTCACCATCGCGCCGTATGCCTATCTTGACGATGACTACGCGTTGGACGAAATCAAACGGGCTGCTGCCTCAGAAGGCGGGATCGCGTTCTTTGACGTGGCCGGCAAGCTGCGGTTCTGGAACGCGGCTCATTGGTGTAATGCCGGCTCGGTGGCGACGTTCGCGGTAGCCGACTTCGCCGAGCTCGAACCGAAGCGGGCCTATGATGATATTTACAACGTCATCTCGGTGGAGTATCAGCCGCGCGGGGAGGGGCAAGTTGACGAGGTGTACGGGTTAGACCGGAGCTTCATCATCCCGCCCGGCGGCAGCAAGACGATGAAGTTGAAGTTGCGGAAACCGCTGCGGGCAACGGCGGTCTACAAGCTGAGCGCGTGCAGCGGCGGCGGCGATGACATGACGGCGGCGGTGAGCGTGGCGCCGACCATGCCCGATACGGCGTCTTCTTGGACGGCTACCTTCAGTAACAGCAACACGCAGCAGGCCGCGTTCATCACCCGGTTCGACGTGTACGGAGCGCCCATCGAAGGGCGCCCGGCGGAGACGCACGAGCTAGACCAGAGCGGTGCGGGCACGGCGCGGCGCAAAGATATTCGCGGCAACTGGTACATTCAGACGGAGGCGCAAGCGAAGTTGATCGCGTCCGTGTTGGGACAGCGGTTCAAGAACCTTCGACTGGCCATGACATTGCGCGGGGTGCCCGCCAACCCGCTGCTGGAGGCGGGCGACGTGGTGACAGTGAAGGCGACCCGCACCGGCATAGATCGCACGGCGATCATCACCAGCATCACGCACAACTTCCGCGCCGCCTACACGATGGACATTGGTCTGTCCGACTTCACCGACTTCTACCCGTTTACCGGGTACTTTGTGGTGGGAACGTCGGTGCTGGGAGCGGCCGGTGGGAGGTTGTTCGCGTGATACCGTCGTTTGGGCCACTACGGCAGATCACCACGGGCGAACTATTGGGGGCCGATACCTATCTCAATCCGCTAGTAGAGCGTAGCCATTGGCTGTACGGGCAGGCACACGCGCCCGAAGGTATGCAGCGACAGCCGTTCGGGTCGACCACCGGCGCGCTCACCGTATGGGAAGCGGAGGCCCGGCGCGTGCCGGAGCACCCGACGCTGAACTTCTGCGCACGGATAAACCTCGTAGCAGGCGGCAGCGCACAGCTCCAATACTACGGCGATGACAGTGCCTGGCATGACATGCCGGCGAATGGCAGTGACACTAACGCAGGCGACCGGTGGTTCTGTGCCACGGAGAACCTGACCTATACGGTGAGCGGGCTGAGCATCCCAGATGATGAGATATTGCATCTGCGGTTCATCATCGCCGGGTCGGGGACGGCCAGCACGGCGACGGTGTACCGGGGGTACTTGTCGGGCACTACCGGGCTAACGGCGTGGCCGGCCTCCATGCCGGCGTTTGTGGACGGGGCGGGGAACGCACCCACGGCGGCGAAGTTCAACGACTTGCGAGTGGCGCAGATGTACCTGCACGAGCGAGCGCAGCGGCCCAACACCGGCAGTGAGATCGGCACGGCATGGCACACCCAAACGGATAGCACGGTGACGCTCTACCGGTGGGTGTTCACTTACTCGGGGCTGGCGCGGCTCTACTGCTACCTCACCGTGTGGGAGTACGTAGGCGGGACGGTCGACCTCTACATCAACAACGAGAAGTACCCGGACAGCGGGGCACGGCTCAACAGTGGCGACCCGCTAGTCTCGCTCGGTGCCGACCACAGCGAGGGCTACAATTTCGATCTGTCGGGCCTGGGGCTGACGAAGGGCACGCGCTACCAGATAGAACTAGTGATGACTCGCAGCGGTGACGACGGCTTCCTGGTGGAAGTGGGCGAGCTGGTGCTGGGTGATCTAGGTGGGGTGAGTCGAACGTACAAGCCCAAGAGCAATTGGGCACACGGCGACCGGCCCACGGCGGCCCAGCTCAACACGGTGGCGGATGACCTCACTGAGATGAAGGACGTGGCGGGCAGCGAGTCGCCCATCTGGCCGCAGCACCAGTTGCAGCCGTTCCTGGTATGGGCAGAACAGGGCACGTCGCGCTACCAAGGGCAGCGGTATCGCATAACGCATCGGTGGCGGTATCTGAGGTGGCGAGGCGCGGGCAAGATCATCAGCGCCGATCGGCTCAACGAGCAGACCCTGAGCGACAGCGACCCGGTGGGCGAGAGCCAGGTGCTCGACCTCGACGGGGTA